AATAATCCACCATAGAGATGTATCACCAAGAAATTGAAAAGCAAGAGTGTCTAATCTATCACCCCCTTGGGTAACGATGTAAGTATCTTGGTCTGATTTTGGTATTCTTGGATATATTTTTGATTTATATACCTGTCTACCATCAGCCAATTTTTTTACCTCATTGTTTTTATATCTACTTGCCATATTTTATAATTAACCATTTTTTATATATTTATAAGGTATTTGGAATAGTTGTCCATGTATATCTATTCCAAACCAGTCTTTTTTATGTAATGCATGAATCTGACAATATAAATCATTTACATTATCTGATGCATGTCGGTAAGAGAATGGTGGATTTTTAGTTGGCTCAACATCAAATTTAGCACCACGCATAATAAACATTGCCTGTTTTATATTACAATTAAATTTATCTTGAATTTTAGATATAGCATCATTTGGTCCTCTAAAATTAGGGTCTATTGCATTATCTTTTATACTTGATTGAGTTGCAACTGGACTTGGTGCTCCCAAAGTTTCTGCTTCAGGTGTTTTTGGTTCTTCTTTTCCTGTTTTTAAATTAACATTAGGTGTAAATGGTATACTAGGTTTAGTTAATACAACACCTTTAGTATCCATTTTAGGTATTGCATCAAGTTTTTCTACACTTCCATTTGAGCTAACTCGAGAGTTTGTACTAAAATTAGATGCTTCTCTATCCTGATTTAACGCTTTAGAACCTTCTTTAGAAAGTTTATAACCATATGGTTTATATTGAGCACCATCAGATTCAATAAATTTAAATGTTAATGCAACATCAATAAATTTTGGAAGATATCCAACTGCACTATCAGTTTCCCACGTTGAATTGTCAGGTATGGTGTAACTTAAACTTTCTATAAATGCAACTTTAGAATTATATATATCACCTATTCTAAATGATATAATTGGAGCATTCATCAACTTTTCTTTGTTAATAAACGGATATGTAAGTTGAGTTAATTTTGTAATTTTCTCCCAATTTATTGCCAATTCATATGGACTCATACAGTAAATTTTTAAATTAAAAGAAACGTTTCTTTCTACTCCTGTATATGTGTAAAAATTATATGGATTACCAACAAATTTATTAGTATTCCAAGATGGAGAAACGGTTTCGGTTAAACCACTAATCAATGTTCTGAAAAATATAGGTTTGTCACTTAAACCAACATGAGAAATCCAAAATGGGATTAAATCTTTATTTTCAACATCCTCTTTTTTATATTCATCACTTGGTGATAGTTGATTTATAAAATCGCTTTTATTACTTATTCCATATTTTCTTTCTAATGATTTTTCCAATATTGGAGATTCTTCTCCGGATATTCCACTATAAGGTGACAATGGGTCATATGCAGACTGTTCTTTATTCCAAATAGGATTTCCATTTTTATCATTTACTGCTTCAAATGCATATTCAGTTTTACCAAATCTACCTAAACTATCTTTTCTTTTTACACCATTAACAGGAGAAACAAGTGATAAGTCAATTCCTTTAAATTCTGCAGCATCACCACCTTCTTTTTTGTAATCACGATTGTCTTTTAATACTTTTGAATATTTGTTGGTATCATTATAATTAGTTTGAATTTTTTCACCAACAGCATCTCCAATAGTTTGGCCACCTCCAAATAAATCACCCCTTAATTTATCTTTTGCTAAACCAATCCCATTTCCAAGAGCTTGTTTTCCAATAGTAGCAGGATTTCCACCTCCACTATCTTTTAAAAACTTACCAAGACCAGTTCCATTTGCACCTACGATATCTTCAGTAATTGGGTCTGATGATGTTAATTCCTTTTTACCTGATAATTCTATAATTTTATCAGTAACTCTTGAAGGTATTTGTGTTTGGGGAATACCAAGTTTAGAATTAACAAAATCTCGTGCCTGATTGATTTTACCTCCAATTAAACCTCCACCTGCGTCAGAACCACCAGTTGCAGATTTCATATCTTCTAATAGTGGAGTACTTCTTTGGACAATACGAATTGCCTCATTACCATAGATAAGAGGATTGTTTAGTTCTACGAGTGATTTAGAACGTATTCCATTACGCTCTTGTTCAGCAAGTGTATCCTTATCAGGTTTTACCAATTTGTCTTGTGTAGACCCTTTAAATAGTTCTAATATAGTCTTTGCCATTATGCGTTATTCAAACTAAATTTATTAACGGAGTTTTTTTCACTTGTTGAAACTACCAATCCTGTAACTTTTTCTCTATCTAAATAAACATCTTTTGCAGCTTTTGTAACCTGAATAAGTTCATCCATTTTAGATAACATTTGGGTATTATATTCTGATAATGAACCTTGTTCAATAGCACCCGTTTCTTCTTCATCTCCAAAAGCATTAAATAAGAATCCTAATCCAGCCCCAACTGCACCCAATCCCAACATTACGGGTAATGCTGCAATTCCACCAATTGCCATTACACCAAGAGATGCACCCAATAAAGAAAATGCACCAGCTAAAGCAATCATTCCAGGTATAATAGATATCAATCCTATAAGTTGGTCGGAAAGACCACTCAACATTGAAAATCCAGTTGCCATTTCTTGAATTGCTTTACCAAGAACCCAAATTGCACCAGCAATTACTAACATACTTGCTGCACCAATTAATACACCAGCTCCGATTGGAGACATCATAATAGCACCTAATCCAGCCATAGCAGCTCCTAATAAAAGCATACCGGCAGCAGCAACTCCTACTTCACCTAAACCTACACTTTTAAATTCTTGTAAAGCCTTTCCTAATATATAAACTGAACCGGCAACTAATACCATAGCAGCTGCACCTTTAAGTACAGCACTCATATTAATTTTACCCATAGATTGCATGATTCCACCTTTGCCAGCTGGATTTGGCATTGGACCATTTTGAACTGGATTCATTTGATTAGCTGCAGATGTAAATGGGATTCCATTACTAGGTACTGCTGCAGAAGCACCTCCAAATAATTTTTTAATTCCGGGTATTTTTTGAGCCATACCACTAACATTAAGTCCCATTTGTGCAAAATCGGCACCAACTTGAGCACTAGCAGTAATCATACCCCCTAATGATTTTAATGAAGTTCCTAAATATTTGTTAAGACCACCATCTATAAATTCACCAAGTTGAGAAAACTTTTCATTTATGACTCCACCAAGAGTTCCTGCCTGTTCTTGGTATTTTACCATTTTTTCAAGTTCTGCAACAGAAATTCCCAATAAGTCAGCAGTTTGTTCTCGTTGGAACACATCCATTCTGTTGAATGCATCAACACCACCAAGAGCATTTAAGGTTTCTTTTACTGATTCCTTTATTTTTCCTTCATATGCCAATGCACGAGCTCGGTTAAGGTTAACATTCCTACCCAACATTGCACCCAACTCTAATTCTTTTGTAATTGAAGTTTCAAAATCTAAAAGACCTCTTGATATACCACTCAAGGTTTTCATATTTACCCCAAGTTTTGCAGCATAACCAGCAGCTTCTAAAATATTTTTACCACCCTGTTTTCCAAATAAAGCAAATTCTTCAGCAGAAGCAGCAAGGTCTCCCATCAGCTGAGATGGTATAATGTTATTTTGTTTTGCAAATTCACGAGAAGTTGCAATCATATCAGATGCAACATCAGTAGAATTTCCATTTAATCGTGAAAATGAACCAACCAACGTGGCAGCTTCTGAATTGGATATACCCATATTCATTGCCATCAATCCAACATTTGTTTGTAATCCAAATGTTGCTCTATCAGTTGAACCTAATTCACTTGATAAGTTTTTAGCAGTTCCAACTGCATCTTCAAATATAAAAGATAAAATTCCTGCTTTTCTTGCAACACCATCGGTCTGAAAAAGGGTTGTTCCTAATTCTCTGTTTGCTTGACCAATCTTATCAACAACAAAGCCCATTCCAGTAACCACACCACCAAGTGCACCTTGAAGATTTCCATACAAAGTAATTGTAGTTTCAATAGTGCCCTGTATTGTATCTCGTATTCCGTCTAATATCTGATGTTGTTTATTAAGAAGATTCTGCTGTCTCTCGGTCAATGATGCAATCCCTGCTGCTCTCTGAAATTGAGCATCCAAATTCTGAACTATTTCATCAGTAATTCCCTCCATTCCAATTAAATCATACAATTGGTTTGAAATAGAGTCTTCTATGTGTCTTTTTGCAATAACATCTTCAGAGGATAGTGAAAGTAATTCTTGATTCAGAGATGCTATTGAATTTAAAGCATCATGGGTATCTGAATAAGAACCATCTATTGTATCTTGTAATGCAATTCTTTTTCTATCTAAATCTACTAAAGAAGCTTGTAATCCAGTTAACCCCTTTAATTTACCTTCTTGTTGTACTAATGCATCAACTGATTGTTTTTGAAGATTTAATCTCTCTCTAATTTGCTCATTACCTTCTTTGAGAATAATTACTTGGTCTTTATACGCTTTTGATGCCTTTATGGCATTTCTTTCCAATCCCTCAGCAGAACCCAAAAGTCTATCCATTTCTGCTTTAGCAGCAGTAGTGGTTTCCTTTAATTTTTTTATTTCGTCAGCTGCAGCCATCTATTGGATATCCTATGAATATTTTTCTAAATCTGATTTTAATTCTTTTGCTAACTTTTCCAACTCGGTCATTTTTTTTATAAGTTGAGATGGTACTTGTTTATTTTTCTTTGCAGCTTCAATTGCTCTATTTGTAGTATTTGTTTTTAATCCATCAAAAAATGCACCAACAAATTTTGATGCAGATGATAATTCATTTATAGATTTTTTAGACATAGGAGTTTCCCCTTTATACAATTATACTAATATAAATATAAGGTATAAAAAAAGTGAGGAAATTTACTTCCTCACTCTAACATTTGGGCTTGAACTTGATTTTTTATTTACCTTATCATATTCTGCCTTTTCTTTCTTTTTTGCATCAAGAAGTTTATTAAAGTAAAATCGTCTCCAATGAATCGGCATCTGATAAACATCATTCCAAGTAAATCCATTTCCATAATTAATCATTTCCCAAATTTGGGTATGGAGTTGGATTGAGTAATCACTCGGTAGGGTAAAAAAACCCAACCCCGAAGGGTATATCAAGTGCCTCCGTCTCACCCGTAATATCTGAAGTAAAGTTAAACTTCAATTCTAAATCAGGAGTAAATTCTCTAACATATTCTCTCAATGCACGAGAATCTCTTGCAAGTAATCCGTTTTTTACCCAATTGTTAATGAATCCTCTATCGGTGTTTCCATCAACTTCCTGAATCATATATCTCAATCGAGTAGATACATCTTGTGAAACTACATTATCACCTTTAACCAAACGATTTAGGGCTTGGATTTCAGCATTAATATCAATCTCATCTTTATGGGTAAGTAATTTGAATTTAATTTTCTTTTTTGAAATTGGTAATTCAAAATCATACCTGTTATCACTTCTTAATTTATCTTCATCAATTTCTTTTATTTGAATTTTAGATAAATCAATAGTTGTCTTTTGTAATTCGCCACTAAATGGGTCTGTTACTTCTACGTTATAATCTGCTCCATAACCGAGAATTCTTGTTGCTAATAAAATTGCATTTTTATCACCTACAAAAATATCACCAACATCCAAACCTTTCTCAACAACGACAGATTCAAATAACTTATCAAGTACCACCCCCTTTCTTATCAAATTTTGTGAAGCAAGTATATCCTCCTCTTTAGCAGTCATATACTTAATTTCCACAGTCCCCTTTGATAACGGGTGTCCTTCAGGGTATAGTTTCCCTTTAGATGGAAGTTCAATCACTTCCGTTGGAAAATCATAATTGGTCATAAACTTTTATTTTAATTGTTTGTATATAAATATATAATTTAAAAAAAGTTGAAAAAAAAGAGTTCTCTTATTGAGAACTCTTTTGTATAATAAAATGGAGTAATGTATTAGTATTCCAAGATTGCGTAATCGTAAGCCAATGTCAATTCAATAGAAGCAGGGTCATTTGAAGACCAATCTAAATCACCAAAGTTTGCAGTGGTAATGAATGCACCTTTTAAAGTCCATTGTTCGATTTTATCACCAACTGGTCCTAACATATAGATTTGTAAATCTTTTTTGTAGAAGTCAGCATAACCATCTCTACCTGTTAGAGATTCATGTGATAAACGAACCCACTCCATTACTTGTTGAGCTCCACTCGGTACGATTGGGTCAAAAAGAGTGATGTTGATATCTTGCCACTCACCTTTACCTTTTAACTGTCTTTTAACGTTAATATGGTCAAGGGTAACCTTTTCAAACTGAATTGTAGGTCTGTTAGCGGTCTTTATAAGATATGATGCAATACCATCCACTTCCAAGATGAATCTGTTCTTCATCTTCGGTTCGAAGTTGGTGTAGAACATATCGTTAAATTCTAATACTTCTGCCATTTTGTTTATTCTCCTATTATACTAATAAATATAGTTTTTATACTTTTTTAAATTATGCGGTGAATGATGCACCAGTTGGTAAGATGTTGAAATCTAACACGATGAATTCAGCAGTTTTGGTTGGTTGTAAATAAATTTGGCCAGCCAAGATGTTTCTGTCGATTACATCAGGTGTATTGTTTGATTCATCCATTACTACGCGGAATGCATATAAACCTTGTCTTTGTTGGATTCCTTCTAAATAAGGATTCACTGTATTTAAGAATTTAGAACGAGTTTGTGATGTGTTTTGTTCGAATACAAGGTATCTTGATGTAGATGCAATGTATTTCTTAACTTTAATCAACAATCTACGAACATTGATTCTATCTAACGCTGAAGCTCTATCTTGTAAGGTTTTCTGTCCGAAAGCAACGATACCCTCTCCTGGGAATTGTGCAATTGGGTTGATTTTTCCTTCATATAAGGTATCTCTTTCAGCATGAGTTAATCTGTTTAGAACAGAAACTGCTCCTACAATACCACCTCTATTCAAACCTGCAGGTGCAAACCATTCTGCTGCGACAGCATCATTGGCTGCATAGATTCCTGGCATCAATACTGATGGTGGAACTGAAGTTAGTTTATTTGTTCTTGAATCGATTGTTTTAACCCATGGGTAGTAAGTTCCAACATAGTTAGAATCTACTGCTTGTCCTTGTTCTACTGCTAAATCAATTGAATCATTATAATCTGTTACATCACCGATGAAGAATGCATCTTCACGAGATTCACACATATCAACTACTTTATCAAATACATAAGAATGTAATCTACGAACAACACCAGGTGCAGATACCAAGTTGATATCAAAATCATCAGGATTAGATACTGCATTGATTGCTTTTACATAGGCAACTGAACCACTTGCAGTTGAAGTAGATAAGTTGAAACCTTGAGAGTTTCCAGCACCCCAATCAGAATCACCTGCTTTTGCAGCTTTAACTGTTGGAGATACACCATCGAATCCACCTTGGAAACCTACTGTAAATTGTCTTTTATTTACATCTGCAGAATCAGAACCGGTTAGTTCATAAGATAATGTAGAATCAAAAGCAAAAGCAACGTTAGAACCTACACCAGCACCGGTTGGAATTGGTTTAAGGTAGTGTGAATTATCAATCTTAACTACTGCAGTTTCTAAATCAATACCACTAAATGATGTACCACTTGAAGCAGTGTTAGAATCTGAATCAGTTGAGAATACCACTGCAGGAACTTCAGTTTCAGTTGCAACTAATACTGTGTTAGTATAAGCTTCATGTCCAAATGGTCCTGCGATGATTGGGAATGAACCTTCTTCAGCAGTTTCAACTCTTACAAATTTAGAACGGTTTTGATAATCACCATTCATTGTTTGTTTACCATTTGCATCAATAGTAACATTCATATCACCAATTACTTTCTTAATGTAATTTGGAGATGCAGGGTCAAGTGTTAAGTTAGAGTAAGTTTCTAATACAGATTTTCTTCTGTCAGTATCAGAATAGCCTCTAATCATTAATGAGAATGTAGCGTAATCAGTAGAATTGGTTTCTCCTGCTGCCTTTACATTAAAGATAGATACTTTATATTCTTTGTTATAGTTTGAACCATCACCAAGAGTATGTAATTGGAAAAGATTGTGTCTCTCACCAGAAATTAGTTGTGATTGAATCCAAGGAGTGGAACCATGTAAAGGACCTTCTATTGCAGAGAATACTTGGTCAGGCATTACTTCTAAAATTACTTGAGAACCACTTGCAATTTCATTTACTAAATTAGTTGCAGCTGATTCGTAGTAATTGTAAACATAAGCATTTTTAGAACCTCTTGCATTTTCACCAA